AGTTAGACATGCAAGCCCAATCAAAATGGGCAAAGGGAACTGGACTTGAATGGGAGGGACAACTCGATGCCGATAGAAATTTGGCTCAACAAATACTTTGGGACTTGCGCACAACAGACATCACTCGAAGCAATCACACAGATCGCCTTTATCACACACTTCTTCGAGGAGCACCGTCCCTCATAGGTTTGCCTGAACTTGAATATCCAAAATTTATGGATTTTGCATCGCTCGGTATCCGATTCCATAAAAAACCTTTCGAGTTTTATCCAAGTTGGGTTTTGGTTCATGGGGACGAGGGTTCGATGAACTCCAACGCAGGACTAACCGCCCTTGGTTTGGCTAAGAAATTTGGCAAATCGGTCGTTTGCGGTCACACTCATAGAGCAGGCATCAGTGCCTATTCTGAGGGCATAGGAGGCTCATACAGGACTCTTTGGGGCGTGGAGGCAGGTAATGTCATGGACAAGCGCAAAGCCTCTTATTTAAAGGCTGGAGCGGCTAATTGGCAGATGAGCGTGGCTATCCTAGAAACCTATGGCAAAAACCTTTCGCCTATGCTCATCCCAATTAACAAAGACGGCTCATTCACCGTGTATGGCAAAACTTATGGATAACCTTATAACGGACATTTTTCCTGTTTATCGGACAATTGATAATGCGATGGATGACACAGAATTGTTACCGTTTCGTTATGGGAAATACAGGACAAATTCCTAAATCTATGCAACCCTAATCCTGTAGCGAACCGAGTAGCTGCAAAGGGAGCAAGCAATGATTATCAATTCATTAACAATCTTGACGGTCGCAGGCATTTGTTTAGCAATGTATTTGTCTTACCGTTTGGGCGAGGAAGTCGGTCGCGATCGAGGAATTGTCGAAGGTCGCAAAGCACTCAGAAAACAGTTTGAGCAGGTTGGTCGATGAAGGCAACTGAGGCGCTAATAAATGCCATCGACACACTTCAAGATCGTGGCAAAATCTACGGTCATCCAAAAATCAATTTTGCAAGGCAGTCTGCAAGGTTTTCCTGTTTACTCGATTACCCGATTACAGATGCTCAAGCTGCACTTCTCATGGTCGAAGTCAAACTTGCAAGAATCACAGAATCACCAAACCATCTTGATTCCTACCTAGACGCAATTTGTTACCTCAGCATTGCGCTCGAATTACAAAGTAACGGAGATGAACTTTATGTTTAATCTTGACAATTATGAGCCAGTTGAAAAACGACTAGGCAATCCAACAAAGGTAACTACATTTTGGGAGGACTATCCTGATGGGCGTGTTGAAACAGAACTTATTTCGTTTCAAGGTGATCGATACATTGTTAAAGCATGGCTTTATCGTACTTACGCGGATAGCGTGCCATTTTCCTCAGGACTCGCGGAGGAGAGCGTTAGCAGTCGAGGGGTTAATGCTACTAGCGCGTTGGAAAACTGTGAAACTAGCGCAATCGGTCGTGCGCTTGCAAACGCAGGTTATGCAGCTAAAGGCAAACGACCATCAAAAGAGGAAATGATAAAGGTTGCTCGTAGCGAAATCTCAAAGCCCAAGGTTGAATATGTTCCTGTTGAAAAAGAGAATGATCCTTGGACAATTAAGAATGTTGAAATGCCTAAAACATCGGCAGAAGCAGTTTCAATAGTCAAGGACATTATAGGCGGGACAACTGACAAAGATGTTCCTCGTTGCCCTCACGGAGAAATGCATTGGGCGCATGGAATGACTAAGGCTAATAAAGCGTGGGGTCATTTCAAGTGCATTGCTGCAGCTACAGGCGAATTAAATCGATGCCCCAAAGGCGAGGATGTTATTTGGTACGAGATAGCACCTGATGGCTCATGGCGTCCACAAAAGAAGCGTGCATGATGGATAACAAGGTCATCATTGCAAAAAACGCTAGACAAACATCGCGAGAAGCTGCTGAACGGGCTTATCCAAAGTCCGGGACTATGCGTTTGCGCGTTTATGAATACATTATTCGACAAGGGTTGAAGGGCGCAACTGATCAAGAGATTCAACGCAATCTTAATTTATCGGGTGACACTGTTCGACCTTGTCGAATTACATTGTTTCAAGATGGCTTCATTATTGATTCAGGTGAACGCAGGAAAAACGAAAAAGGCAATGACTGCATCGTTTGGCGATCAGTTGATGAAGGGATGATGTTTTAATGGGCGAGATGATTATTTTTAGCGATGGTCAAGCAACCATGATGGGCGGTGAATTGGATGAACCTCAGGAAATTGTCATCTATTGCGATTTATGCAATGAACCGATTGCAATAACTCCAGCAGCTAACGACTCGGTTTTAATTCAATGTTTAAGGTGTCACGCAGTCAATGGCAAATAATTATTTGAGCAGCACTTATTCGGACGAGTGGTACACAGATCAGGACACGGTTGATAAGGCTATTCGTTACCTACAAATCAAGCCAAAGAGTCGTGTGATTTGTCCATTTGACTCAGATAAGAGTTTGTTTGTTCAGACATTACAAAAACAAGGGCATTTTACAATGTTTGGAATGACGGACTTCTTGCAATCAAGTCATTATAAGTTTGACTATCTCATTACAAATCCTCCATTTAGCGTAAAAGATGCAGTGATGGAAACTGTTTATCGGTATGGCAAACCGGGATTGTTAATGTTGCCTTTGGATATTTTGGGAGGCGTTAAACGAGCTGCGCTTTATGCAACTTATGGAGCGCCAAAGGTAATAGTCCCAACAAGGCGCATTTCCTATTTTGACTCAAATTATGTAAAGCGAAAGGCAAGCAATTTTCATTCGGTTTATGCTTTATTCAATACGGGGCAAACAGGAATTGAGTGGGAAAATGTCGCAACATAGAAAACATAGAGGTTATGCGACCGAAAGGCTCGTTGCTAACTACTTGCAGCAGTGGTGGCACGCAGCTAGTGTAGGTCGAGGTCAAGGCGCTGACATTCAAAATGTCCCGTTCGACATTGAGATCAAAGCGCGTAACTCACTTGACATAAAAGGGACACTTCGCCAAATCAAAGCACGCACATCTAAGACGGGGGTTCTCGGATTCGCCTGCTTCCGACTCAATGGGCAAGGGGAAGCATCAGTCGAGGAGTTCGTCTGTATGTTGACATTGGGTGATTTGGTGGAGTTACTTAGAAAAGCAGATTATGACCGCATCCCATCAGGTGACATAGATTGGGAAAAAACAATGGTTCGTTGCGATAATTGTGGTCAATGGAAAGTTAAGCATTGGAGATGCAAAACCTGTGACCCAAAGGAAAATAATGCCAACCTATGAATATCGATGTCCAATATGCAATTTGCAGATGGAGTTGGAGTTACCGATGGAACACGATCTAGTTCGATGTCAGGATTGTGGCGCTCAAGCAAACCGAATCTATTCTGCTCCCGGACTGGTGTTTAAGGGTAAAGGGTTTTACCGAACGGACAACGCATGAGAATCCTTAACCTTTATGCAGGTATTGGTGGCAATCGCAAAGACTGGGGCGATGAGCATGAAATCACTGCAGTTGAGTACGACCCTGAAATTGCAGCTATTTATGCAGATTTATACCCAAACGACACATTGATCGTAGGCGATGCTCATCAATACTTACTTGAGCATTACAAAAAGTTTGATTTCATTTGGTCAAGCCCTCCATGCCAAAGTCATAGCAGTTTTAGATTTAACATAAATGTTAGATTTCGAGGCACTGAGCCTAAGTATCCCGACATGAGCCTTTATCAGGAAATCATTTTGCTATCTACACACTTTGAGGGCAAGTATGTTGTAGAAAATGTCAAGCCTTACTATGAACCTTTAATTGAACCTACTGTAGAGCTGCAAAGACATTACTTTTGGACTAATTTTGACATTCCAGTGATTAAGTTTGACACCGATAAATTAAGAACTGCTCAGATTCCTGATCTGCAGGAACTGCATTGTGTTGACCTATCAAAATACAAATTGAGCAACAAAAGACAAGTATTGCGAAATTGCGTTTTATCAAAAGTTGGGAGTCATATTCTACGACACGCGTTCTGACCAGCACTTATAGAAGGGAATTTGACATGACCAGTACACTCAGAGGGCTAGAGCCCATCAGGGGCTCAGAGCGAACCGCGAGGCGGTTAGTTCGCTCGGTAGCCATCGTTATCGGGATAACTATGTTTGCACCTATGGCACACGCAAACACGGGCTCAATAGATCAATTTATTTACAATCCTAAGAAATACATAAAAGCAACAATGCCTAAACATGAGGCTTCATGCCTTAGATTGCTTATAGGAAAAGAAAGCGCATGGGATTACAAAGCCATTGGTAATCTGAATGGAACTCATCAAGTTTATGGATTATTACAAATTAAGAATCCTATTGCTAAAGACATGAACCCTATGCAACAGATACAGTTACACATGCGATACTTAGAACATAGGTATCAAGGTTCAGCGTGTAATGCGTGGAAGCATTGGCAGAGTAAGGGATGGCATTGAGTAGCAGCTTAAAGAACAATGGATCATCTACTCGTTGGAGAAAGATAAGAGCGCAAGTCATTCGAAGAGATGGCGTATGCCAGCGATGCGGAAGTGATGAAGCGTTGAGTGTCGATCACATAGTTCCTCGAGCACTTGGTGGAAACGATTCGTTCGATAACTTGCAAGTTCTATGCACTTCATGCAATTCACGCAAGGGGGGTAGGTTTTTTGAGAGCACAAGGACAC